ATAAGTTCGTACCCTGAATACAATACGAATACTGGAGCTGATATAACGCCAGACAAAAATGCGTTCTACTCGGGCATGTCGCTTGAAACAAGCCGTGGTAAACAAAGGGGTTTAACTTTAGACGACTTTTTAACGCCTGATCTATCATAATGAATAAGACTTATAAACCAAAAGCTAAAAACGAAACAGCTTTAAGAAAATATATTAAAAATGCCACTAAGAAAAGTAACAACGGATATAAGCGAAGTAGTAACGGTAAACGCTAGCGTCTTAGGTGTAACAACCTTTGCAGACTTTGAAATGATATTAAAGATAGTATTACTATTAGCTTCAATAGGATATACAATAGCAAGGTGGCGTTCACACTGCAATAAAAAAAATGATAGAACGAAGTAAACACTACTACGATAAAGATAGAAATTTGCCTTATAAAGAAAATACAAAAGAAAATTTAAGATACTTTACTTTAAGTGAGTTTGATAGCCCTGACTTAGAAGGTTCGGGTTCTAATATGAAAAATAAATTTTTAATTAAATTAGACGAAGCAAGACACTTAGCTGGAATACCTTTTAAGATAAATTCAGGCTTCAGAACAGCTGCTCATAATCAATATTTACTAGATAGCCCAAAGTATAAGGCGTCAAAGACTTCGGCACACTTAGACGGACTAGCAGCTGATATATCTGTAACAGATAGTCGTAGTAGGTGGATTGTTATAAACAGCTTAATGTTAGCAGGTTTTGTACGTATTGGTATTGCAGACACTTTTATTCACGTAGATTTGGCAAAAGCAAATAAAACGCAAAACTGCGTTTGGACTTACTAAATAATAACTTAAAATTAAAATTATGAAGGACTGGCTAATTAGACAAATGTTTTCAAGTAAGAAGTTTTGGTATGCTGTAGCTTCTATAGTAGTACCAGCTATAGTAACTTACTTAGGAGTTTCACCTGAAACTGCAACTGAAATTTTTTACGCAGCTTTAACACTTATTGTAGGGCAAGGAATAGCTGATATAAATAAGTAAAGTGCGTAATAACCGCTATAGGTTAAAGCCCCACGAAATTAAAGTTTTAGACAAAATGCGTTCGTCGCAAAGTCGTAATATCTTAGTGATAGGCGACTTGCACGAACCTTTTTGTTTAGACGGATATTTAGAATTTTGTATAGAACAATACGAAAAATGGAACTGTAACCAAGTAATTTTTATAGGTGACTGCGTGGACGCGCACGGTTTTTCATATCACGAACAAGACCCTGACGGACTTTCTGCAGGTAATGAACTTAGTCTTGCAATTAGAAAAATTAGAAAATGGTACGCAGCGTTTCCTGAAGCTGACGTATGCGTAGGTAACCACGACCGTATGGCTAGCCGTAAAGCTATGAGTGGTGGTATTCCTTCAGCTTGGATAAAAGGATATAACGAAGTTTTAGGAACGCCAAACTGGAACTGGGTACAAACCGTAACTTACGACAATGTACTTTACGAACACGGCGAAGGTTCAAAAGCTTTAACTAAAGCTAAAAACAATATGATGTCTAGCGTTTGTGGACACACTCACACCGAAGCCTATACGCAGTGGCTAGTAGGCAAGAAGTTTAGAGTATTCGCAACGCAAGTAGGCTGCGGCGTAGATAGTACAAGCTATGCAGCAGCATACGCAAAGAACTATAAGAAACAAGCGATAGGCTGCGCAGTCGTTTTAGAAAACGGAACTATACCTATAAACTTACTTATGGAATTATGAATAAAGAAGACTTACAAATATTCGGTATATACATATTGATTATAATTTTAGTTATATACTTCAGTTTATAACACCCCCCTAGACGTTTTAAGACACTTTGAACCCTTAAAGGTATATTAGTATAGTATGAACCTTTAACCCTTTAAAAACGATATATCTTATTAAACTATAATTGTTAATAACTTTGTAAATAAAGTTGTTAAAACTTGTGTTAGTAATTATTTTTTTGTATATTTGCAATAGAATTAAAACGAATATTAACTTAAAAATTGAATAATGAAAATTTTTCTAAACACAAGCAACATCAACAACCCTACTATTGAAATAACTGAAGACACTTATTTAATAGATGGAGAAAATTGGACTATTGAAGAAGTAAAAGAACAAGCTTACGAATACGTAGACTTAAACAACGAAAGACAAATGTATTTCGGTAAAGGTGAAACAGACTTTGTTAATTACCTACAAGTTTTATCTGACTACGGACACAAAGTAACACTGTAACAATAACACAAGCTAGCAAAGCGCTAGCTTTTTTTTTAACTAAATAAATTGAATTATGAAAAATGAATTAAACGGTTCTGACCCTTTAGAACTAACTGCTTTAATTAAGAAGCAAAAAAAAATTGACGAACGCATGGCACAAGAACACCCTGATATTAAAGCTTTGCAAGACGTAGACAATGCTATTTCTGATATTGTAGACGCAGCAGAAACAGCTAAAGAAGAAGCTGCTAAAGAAGCTGCAAAAGTTTACGAAGTAGAAGTAGAAGAACGAGTTACAACTATTAAACAATTTCACGGTTCGGACTTGCCTTTGCACTTTCAGTGGCTTGGTGGTACTAAAACTTGGCTATATAAAGTATATGTAAAAGACGGAAAGCTTAAAGCTGATAAAATTGTTTACTCACACGAAGACAAAGAAATAGAATACACAAACGTACAACCTACAAGCGCCTTCAAAGAAGACCATATACCAGTAGACGCTTGCGTATGGAACGAAGCCTTAGAACTAATATATAATAAAGTAAAAAATGATTAGTTACGAAGGCTGGGTAAAAGGGACTAGAAGCACTTACGGTAACGACCCTACGGAATACAACGGTGCTGATATAGATTACTGCAAGAACTGCGGCGATTTACCTAAAGAATACGGCGACGTATGCTTTATATGCGATGAAGAGTTTGAAGAAATGGAGCAAAGCGAGTTTGACGAATTTTGCACAGAACATAATTTTAATAGAAAAACTTATAAATTTAATAATAAATAAAATGAAGACAAGTAAAATTAAAGAAGTAGTAAATTCAAAAGAATGGACTAATAACGGTAGAACTATTATCTATCACAATTTAGTCATGGAAAACGGAGATAAAATAAATATCGGTAAAGTAAAACTACAACAGGTAGGTTGGGAACTAACTTATGATATAATAGGAGACGGACAACAAGAATATGACAAAGCTAAAGCAGCTCAAAAAGAAGAAAACAATTCATATTCAAAACCTTATAATTCTAATCAATCAAATCAAAGTAACGATAAAATGACTAAACAAGACTGGGCTGATAAAGACGAAGCAAGAGAGATTTCTATTGTAAGGCAGTCAAGTCTTAAAGCTGCTGTAGAATTTTGTAATAAAGACTGCACTGTAGAACACTTGCTAGACAATGCAGAACTATTTTACAACTGGGTAATGAGTGGCGAAAAACCTGAAGCTACTAAAGACGAACACCCTTTTTAATATGAAAAATACTATAACTGACGAAAACCAAGTAAAAGAAATATGCGACTTAGCAAGAAGACACGCAGGACTTTTAGAAGGACAAATTTCTAGCAAGAGTAGACGCAGTGAACTACAGTTACCACGTGCAGTAGTAGGCGTGGTGGCTCGTGAGTATGGAATACACTATGATAGTATAGCTAAAATCTTAAACCGTGATAGGTGTAGTGTATATTATTATGTAAAGAAGCACGCAGCAAACTATGCTTACTGGCACGAATATAGGGACTTGTTTAATAAGGTGTATAATTCTTATAGTGATATTAAAGGTTCTAAAAAAACATTTGAAAGCGACGAACAATTAAAAAATCACTTAATATATAGTGGGGTTACAGAAAATATATTAGATAATAAAGTGAACATAAAAGTAAGTTCTGATAAATATAAAACTATTATAAGAACTAACTATAAGGAATTTTCAAATACTCTAAAACGTATAAGCGAATGTCTAGTAGACTATAATCATAAGCTAGATGTAGAAATATGAAACCAAATTATTACGCAGTATTAATTTCTGAAGTTAGATATAACCAAAACTTAACACCGAACGCAAAGTTGTTATATGCAGAAATATCAGCCTTAATAAATATGAACGGAGTTTGTTTTGCTAGTAATAATTACTTTGCAAAACTCTACGGTAAAACTAAGACTACAGTTTCTAAGTGGGTAAGCGAGTTAGTAAAAGAAGGTTTTGTAGAAGTTAAACTAACTTACAAAGAAGGTAGCAAAGAAATAGACAATAGGTATATTACAATAACAAAAGGGGCTAGCCTTAAAAAAG